ACTTGTACTAATTCAAAATGTGGCATCATATATAAAGATATTATTGACCAGTCTGCTGAATGGCGATATTATGGCGCTGATGACAATCAGAATTCTGACCCTACACGGTGTGGTATGCCGATAAATCCTTTATTAGAAGAGTCGTCATATGGTTGCAAAGTTTTATGTGTTGGCGCAATGTCATATGAAATGCGTAAAATCAGACGCTATACCGAGTGGCAGTCTATGCCATATAAGGAAAAATCACAATATGAAGAATTTCAGCGAATAACTATTATGGCGCAAAATGCTGGTATACCAAAACTCATTATAGATGACGCAATACGATATCATAAAAAAATATCCGAATATGAACAAACATTTAGGGGTGATAATAAAGATGGGCTTATTGCGGCTTCTATCTACATATCATGTAGGATAAATAATTACCCAAGAACAGCAAAAGAATTAGCAACCATATTTCATTTAGATGTTACAAGCGCAACCCAAGGCTGTAAAAATGCTCAAGCTATTATTAATAATTTAGAGAAAGATATGGAAAATACAGATAAGACAGCATTTTGTAAGACTAAGCCAGAGGCATTTATTGAACGATATTGTAGTAGGTTAAATATTAACTCTGAACTAACAAAACTATGTCATTTTGTTGCTATTAAAATAGAGAAAATAAATCTGATGCCTGAAAATACACCCCATTCTATTGCTGCTGGAGTTGTATACTTTATATCACAATTATGTAAACTAAATGTTAGCAAGAAAGAGGTAAAAAGTATTAGTGAAATATCAGAAGTTACTATTAATAAATGTTTTAAAAAACTTGAGGCAAAAACAGGCGAATTAATACCAGAAGTAATATTGAAAAAATATGGTATATCTGTTTAAATATTTTATTTAATAATTTATACAACGTTTAATATTTAGAAATATAATCATTTTTTATATATATGTCGTCTATACCATCTGTTGTATTTATAGTTCCTTACCGCAATCGCATTCAGCATAAGTATTTTTTTTCTAACTATATGACGTCTATTATGAATGAATATGAGCCAAATTATGAAATATATTTTTCACATCAATGCGATGCCAGATCTTTTAATCGAGGTGGAACCAAAAATATTGGGTTCCTTGCAGTAAAAGCAAAATACCCAAATGATTATAAAGATATTACATTTGTCTTTAATGATATTGACACTATACCATTTACCAATATTCTTGATTATAAGACAAAACATGGAACTATAAAACATTTCTATGGTTTCCAATATGCATTAGGAGGAATAGTAGCAATAACTGGAGCAGATTTTGAGAAAACAAATGGTTTTCCTAATTTTTGGGGCTGGGGTATGGAAGATAATGTACTACAAACCAGATGTAATAAATATGAATTGAAGATTGATAGAGACCAGTTTTATCCAATTGGTAGTCCAGATATTTTACAATTTTTTGATGGTGTTTCTAGACTAATTAATCGTAAAGATCCATGGCGTGCAACAAATGATAATGGTATTGATGGCATACGAACAATACATAAATTAGAGTATACTATTGATAAGGAGTCTAAAAATCCGTTAGATAACATTCATACTGTAAATTCAGATAAGATTTTTATGATTAATATTAGCACATTTATGACAGCTGTTAGATTTGAACATGATAATTATTATGAATATGATTTGAGAGAACCACCACGCAAAATTATACATCCAGATAGAATTAATACTAACAAATCATTAACTACTACAGATAATTGGACAAATATTCCATTTTATCCTACTGCTGAGAAAAAACGAGAAATGATAAAACAATATGGTCAGACAAAGGCCGAGGAAATTATTGAATACAGCTATAATAATTCAACAGATCCAACAAAACATGTAATGCCGCCATCATCTCCTAGTCCTAGGCCTAGATCTAATCCTAATCCTAATCCTAATACTTCACTATATGAGCAGAAATTTTTTGTAAAAAATAAACAAGAACCTGCTAATCAATATATTCCTAATATAAATAAATATTCACCTGCTTATGCTAGAATAATTGGTGCTAAACCAAAAGCAACTGCATCAGCTAATATCAGATTAGGCGGATTGTACTAATGGATAATTTTATTAAAAAATAAAAATTGATTTATAAAATATTAAATACAAAATATTATATAAATAAAAGAACAATGATGTATTCAACATTATCAAGAGAATTAACTAATAAATTATCAAAAGATGAAAAGAAGGACAATGGTATATATTTTACACCTCCATCTTGCGTACATAATAATATACAATTATTACACTCATATATGAGTAATATAAAATCCATTTTAGAACCATCTTGTGGCTCTGGAGAATATATAACAGCATTAAATTCTATATATCCAGACATTAATATTACTGGTATTGAATATAATAAGACAATTTATGATACTATATCTAGTCATTTTAATAAGACAAATATAAATATTATTAATGCTGATTATTTACAATATAATCATTCAAATAAATATGATCTAATAATTGGAAATCCACCATATTATGTAATGAAAAAAGATGATGTATCTAAAGAATATTACAAATACTTTGATGGGCGGCCAAATATATTTATATTATTTATAATAAAATCACTCCAATTATTAAATAATAATGGCATTCTTAGTTTTGTATTGCCCAAAAATTTTCTGAATTGTTTATATTATGATAAAACTAGAACATATATAAATAGTCTATTTCAAATATTACATATTATTGAATGTAAAAATGATAAATATATTGAAACACAGCAAGAAACTATAATTATAATAGTTAAAAAATGTAGCCCTGGTATTTCTATAGATAATTCACAATTTATTTTAAATATTAGTGGTCATACAGTATTTGCTGATGTATCTAGTATACTTCGTTTTAATGAATTATATAAAGGAGCTAAGACATTATCTGAATTAGGATTTAAGGTTAGTGTTGGCACTGTAGTTTGGAACCAATGTAAGAATATACTTACAGATGATAATACAAATACACGATTAATATATAGTTCTGATATACATAATAATACACTTATAATAAAAAAATATTCAAATGCTGAAAAGAAAAATTATATTAAAAAACCTGGTAATACAAAACCTATGATTGTAATAAATAGAGGATATGGTGTAGGTGAATACAAATTTAATTATTGTTTAATAGATACAGATAAAGATTATCTAGTTGAAAATCATTTAATATGTATTGAATATCAAAACTCTGAAATAGAAAATATAAATAAATCTGATTTAATTAATAAATATAATAAAATTATACTGTCTTTAAATGACAAAAGAACACATGAGTTTATTGATGTATATTTTGGAAATAATGCGATAAATACTACTGAATTAAATTATGTATTGCCAATTTATGATATTTGAAACGCAGGAAATGCTATTCCATTTCCATTCTTCCAACGTAAAAGTACATTAATTTTTTTTCCATTTGCACTAGTACATTCATATCTAAATTTCTGTGGATTTTTAATAACACTTGTAATTATATAATCATCTAAATTGACTGTTTGTTTTATAAATTGCCCATCTGAGTAAAGCATATATATTTTACCTTGTTGTGAAGCCTGTAAATACTCTGATAACATAGTAAAGTTAATATCTGTTTCCTTTATAAATGCTGTTATACTGTCACTGCTTATTTTTTTTGCTAATTCATAGAATTTAATATCTGTTTCATTATTTGTAAATTTACTACTTGCTTCACAACCCTTATAATAAATTTCCTGAAAATCTTTAATACATTTTGGTTTATTTGTATGAATTTGCGCCATATATACTTCTTTTGCTGGTAATGTTAATCCAGATAATGTTGCTAACTGATGAAGATAATTTGTATAATAGTAATCTTCATATGATGAAGATAAATACTGACTAGGTTTCATTGGACTAACAAATTGTGGTGCCTCATTAATACATGAAGCATTAAATTTAAGTTCTATATTATAAATACGAAGATCTGAATTATCAGAATATAATATAATATTAAAATCAAAGTTAAACTTTCTACCGCCTTTATGTTTACATTCAATTTTGGTATAAGGTTTATCATCTAAATTAGAAATATATTCAAATATACTAGTTTTTAAATCTGACCATCTTGGTAATTCATAATATTCTATAGGTACTTTATTATTAATAATAGCTCCAATTATATTTTCTCTTGTTTTGTTATTTTTATCATTTAGTCCTTTGGATGCCAAATCAAAGGCATTGATACTTTCGATTGTAATTTGCTGTTTATTGTAAGTAAACATAGTTTATTGTTTTGCTTGAGTTATAGTTTGTTTTATTTTTAAATTACTTTTAATCTAAAAAATAAATTTTGTTTTCAATTTTTATTTTTAATAGTTAATCCAGAAAAAAATTGAAAAAATGATTTAATTATAAAATTATTTTATAAAATAAAACACATAAATTTATAAAAGTAAGCAAAAGCAAGAAATTTATTTAAAATGCAAACAAGAATTAGTAGAGACACTATTACTAGAAATATTAGCGAGATTTTAGGGACTAATGCGGAACAAACTCGTAGTAAATTTGAGCCTAATCGTAATAATAATACTACTTCAATTGCTAAGTTACAAATACCAGAGCATCAACGATTTTATGTTTGGACAGAACCAAGATGGTTAGCACTTATTGATTCCATAATGGATAATTATCCTCTTCCATTAATAGTAATAACACAACATAATATAAATAGTAAAATTGTTTGGTATATACAAGATGGACAACAGAGATTAACAACTATTCAAAAATTTATGCTAGGAGAATTTAAATGGAAAAATAAGACATATTTAGAATTAACTGAAGATGAAAGATGTATATTTCTATGTTATAAGGTTAATATAGAAATAATAGATGAACCTACACCTGAACAAGTAGCCGAAATTTTTGAAAGGCTTAATAATGGTAAATCATTAACGGATAATGATAAGTTTTGGAATAGGCGTGAGTCACCAGTTGTATCATTTATTTTAAGGGAGTTAAAAGTTCATAATGAACTAAGTGAATATTTTAAAAAATTAACTGGATTAAATGAAAAATCTAAAACAAGAGCACAACTAGGTGATGTAGTTGGCGCAGTTGTAGCAATTATTACAAATTCCCCTGAATGTATAAGAACCTCGTTTGATCGTATTGGACATACTCTATATCAAGATATGACACCTGAAAAGAAAGAATATGTAATATCTATGTTTAAGGAATATTTTACCCTCATTAAAAATGCTCTAGATAGCGCACATATTGTAAAACCTTATAAAAAGTATCTTAAACTAAGTAGTATGTTTGGTATTTGGTTATGTTGGAAACTTGATCCTGATTATTTTATAGCTGAACAAAATACACCTCAACTTGAAAATTCAATGAAAAATTGGAATTGGTTTGCCAGAGAAATTCAACAGGGAGATAGAATAAAGCAGTTATTTGAAACTTTACCAGATGGACATCAACGAAATATGGGTACTGATTCATTAAGAGCACGAATTGACCAGCTTATGGAAAATGTTCAACAGTCAACTGGATTATTAAATAATGATAATGCATCTATTTCTAGTTTAGAAATTGATGATAGCGATACTGATGATAATTAATAAATAAATAAAATGTATTATAATATAAAATTTTAATTAATTAAAATATATATTTTTTTTACATAATATAAATAAATGAATTATGATGATAATACTATCCCAGCAATATCATTTATCCGTGTTGGAATTAGTTTAACAAATGAAAATAATTATTTAGATTTTAAAGATACAACTATGATAAAAGAAAAAAATAAAAAAAAGGAAAGACTATATTATTACCAAATAATACAAAAAATGTTTCAAGAAATTAAAAATAAAAAATAATTTAAATCATAAATATTTACAAGTTATAAACAAATTATAAACAAGTTATAATATAAAAATAAATTTATTATTTATATTATAAATACAAAATGCCAATTACATGTTTAGCAGACATTAAAAACTCATTTTACATTAATTTAGAACATAGAACCGATAGGAAGGATCATGTAACTGAGCAACTAACAAATATTGGATTAACTAATTTTCAAAGATTTAATGCCATTAAAATGGATAATGGGGCAATTGGGTGTAGTATGAGCCATTTAAAAATATTACAAAATGCGGTGGATAATAATTTAGATCATGTTTTAATTGTCGAAGACGATATTACTTTTTTAGATGTTGAACTATTTAAGACCAATTTTGAAACTTTTTTACAACGGAAAGGTAATGATTGGGATGTCATTTTGCTTGCTGGTAATAATATGCCCCCATATGATCAAGTTGATGATGTTTGTATCAAAGTAAAACGTTGTCAAACTACTACTGGTTATCTTGTAAATGGACATTATATTAAAAAACTTATGACTAATGTAAAAATGGGTCTAACACGATTAATATGTAATCCTGGAAAGCATGCGATGTTTGCAATAGATAAGTTTTGGTTTCTTCTACAAGCTATTGACAAATGGTATTTAATTATTCCACCAACTGTTGTACAGCGTGAAGATTATAGCGATATTGAAAAGAAACGCATTAATTATCAAAAAATTATGACAGACTTAGATAAAAAAGATTTATTTGATGCAATTGCGCGTGCTAGACAGCAAAATCAGTTAGGACAAATGTTAAATATTAATAATAAATAATATAATTTTTATAATTATATATTATAATATTCTCTATACATAATCAAAGAATATATCTTCTGTTTTTAGTCTTAAAATATTTTCTTTATATACTGCTACTGGCATATGATATCCAATAGCATAATCTTCTAAAAACTCTTCACAAATACTATCCTTTTTAATTAATAAGGATGTCACCGCATTATGTGATAGCAAATAAAATCGTCCACTACAATATTGTGTTGTCCTAACAATTAAATCTTTTGGTAATTCGGGATGTAATCGATAATATTCACTCTTATATGGTTCTTTAACTTCTATAACATGGCCACCATAATGAATACGTTTTGAAAGATCTGTATACCTAGAATTTAGTACAGTAATTAGTGTATCAAAGAACTTTACAGGTCTTACTATTTGATCATCATCTGTTTTAAAAATGTATTTAAAATCATATACTTTTTGTATTGCGCTATATGCGTGAATAACCTTTTTTGGTAGCGCATTGTAGCCATCATTTACCTTTAACCACAATATGCGTTCATCTTCATCAAATATATAGTCTTCTTCTAATTCAGGATTGCCAATAACATGATAATAAATTAATTTATTTTTTAATTCAGGTAATTCTTTAAGCCAGGTCTCCTTTTGTTCCAAAGCTTTGAAACGATATTTGACACAATTAAATATTAATAATATATAATCTTGGTTCAACATTTTATCTGTATGCTTTATTTATAAAATAAATTTATTTTTCAAATTGTAAATCAATTTTTTAATAATTGATATAATATATAATGGATAATTTAGTTAATATAGTATCTCATTCTCTTCCTGGAATTGATCAATATGAAGATATTTTTAATACTATAGCTATATCAAGAAAATTAATGATGGGTCCAAGAACAAGTAATCAAACCGCAGCACAATCTGTAGCAGGTTCTTTATTAGCTTCTGGATGGAATCAAGGAAATAGAGATTCCATAATGGAAAATCTAGCCCGAACTACTATAGCAGATTTAAATGATTATATATTGGATGAAGATCCTAGTCCCATAACTGAAAATAGAATGCGCGATCTTATTGCTGATATTAATAATTATCTTAATAACAATGGTGCAGCTGAGGCTGCTGGAAGACATAAAAGAAAATCTAAGAAGTCTAGAAAGTCTAAGAAGACTAGAAAATCAAAAAAGACTAGAAGATCTAGAAAATAATAAATTTATTATTATATTAATATAATATATAATAATGAGTAGTGATAGTGACAGTGATACTGAATCTGTTATTAATGAAAATAATTTAATAAATGAAATGACGCATAGTGACCGATATAGTGCTATATTTAATATTTTGGTTCAAGCAAAAGTGCTTTTTCTTGGAAGAAATGACAGAAATGTGTCAGATGAAGATAGAGTTGGAAGACAAGATAGGGCTAAACATATTGTAGCTGAAAGTTTATTAGAAAATGGATGGCTTCCAAATATAAATACACGAAGAAAAGATGATATAATATTGAATGAGGTAGATATTGCTTTAGAATATTTACAAGGAATGTCTACAAGAGCATCTCAAGCAAATAGAACTCAAATTCAAAACTATATTGAACAAATAAGACAACATATTGGAACTTATTTGAATAATGTTAATGCCCAAGATAATGACCAAGATAGCGATCAAGCCAGCGACCTAGGTGATAATCAGGAGTTTGATATTAGTGACCTAGAAGACATTGATAGTGGATCTGAACCTGGCACTCCTAGACAACCTTATAATGCACAAGGAAGAAGAAAAAGAAAGACAAAGAAGTCTAAGAAGTCAAGAAAAACTAGAAAGTCAAGAAAATCTAGAAAGTCAAGAAAATCTAGAAGAACTAGAAGAACTAGAAGATATTAATTACCCTTTATTTGTTAGTATAAGTTTAAAATAATAATATATATTTCTCATTTTATTTTATGTTAAAAATAGCATATACTAACAAATCAAATATATCAAAAAAAAAACCTGTATTAGCTGATTCACCTATTTTAGTCACATTTTCAACTTGCTGGTATATTGTTAAATCTAAATTTTCAGTTACTACATATTTAGAATGGATAAATAATCTATTTTCTATTATAAATAACTTCAATTTAGTATTGTACACAGATATTAATGGGTTTAATTCTTTAAAACCAATATTAATAACAGAAAACTATACAAAAAATCAAGATAAAATTAAGATTATTATTAAGCCAATGGAAGAATTTTATGGTTATAAATATAAAGAAAATTGGATTAAAAATCATAATAAAAGTGAGCTAGTTTTACATAAAAAGATTGATTGGGAACTTAATATGCTATGGTGTGAGAAAATACACTTTGTCAATGATACAATAAAAAAAAATTACTTTACTACACGCTACTATGGCTGGTGCGATATAGGCTATTTTCGGGAACTAAATTATAATAAACTAAATGCATTTAAAAAATGGCCTAGTCCTTTAACATTATTATTTAATTTTCCTAATAAAATCCATTATGGTTGCGTTCAAAAAGACCAAATGAAATATAAAATGTTACAAAATGACATTATTAGACACTATAATGATAATAATAATATAAATAATAAAACTAGCCCTTGTCATAGTAAAAATCTAGAAGAAGTATGTTTTGCTGGAGGATTTTTTATATTAACTAATCAATTAGCTGAAATTTATAGTAGAATGTTTGATGCTAAGTTAGTATATTATTTCAAAAATAATTATATTATAAAAGATGATCAACAAATTATAATGGATTGTATTTTTACTAATCCACAAATATTTCAAATACACTTTAGTGAAAATTGGTTTATGTTTCAAGAACTATTATTATAAATAATAAAAAATATTTGTTTATAATATAATGCCAAATCCTGATCGACCTACTATAGATCCTAGTGAAGAACCACCAACTAAACGAACTCTAATTACTGGAACTGAAAGACGACGTTTAGCTCCATTAGAAAATCCTGAAAATATGAATATGCCAATGGATGATAATATGCTAGATCCTCCTGGAATTCCTCGTGCCCAAGTTAACCAAAGAATGGTTGATTTTGAACGACAACAACAGCAAGCTAATAATGATGGTGAAAATGGTGAAAATAATGTTGTTCAAGAAGAACAAAGAGGTGGTAAACGCTCAAGAAGATCTAGAACTAGAAGATCTAGAACCAGAAGATCTAGAACAAGAAAATCTAGATTCTCAAGACGTTATAGACGCTCAAGACG